CTAATGAACCATTTTTATACATATATGACTTTGTATCAGTTTCCCTTGATGATACAAAATATCCTGTTGTTCCTGTATTTGCTGTTGTATCATTACCAAGTCCAATAGAGTTGATATTATATGACCTAAAATTACCACCAAAAGCAGTTAAACAAATAACTAATTCACTATAAGTTCCTCCACCACCACTACCACTTCTACAACCCATATCTTGTATGTTTCCTGTTTGTTGGGTTGATGAATAGAATGACATGTGTTGTGAATATCTATTTATAGTATTTCCTGTTAAATATGTTTTAGCATATCCATTAGAACCATTTGGAGTTGCTCCACTAGCATTAAAAGTCCAACCACCATTAAAGGTTAGTCGGTATGCTCCGTTTGTATCAACAGGGTTTAATGCGTTAAATTTAGCACTTGCTGATACACCACCTAACATTGGATACATAGCAGTCATTTTATTATACAATCCATTACTAACAAGTGATGTAAATAATGTTCTTGTAGCCGCAGATACGGTAGATGTAATACCTGTTCCACCCGCATCAACAACTGCTGATAAGTAAGTATTGGCTTCAGTTGTTCCTGATGGAATTGGTGATGTTGAAGGTGTTGGTGTGTTTGTAGGTGTCTGTGTTGGACTCAAACTAATAGTCGGTGTTGGTGTTAAAGTAGGTGATAAACTAACACTTGGAGTAATAGTAATTGTAGGTGTAATACTTGGTGTAGGAGTATTTGTTGGTGTACTTGTTAAAGTAGGTGTAATACTTGGTGTAGGCGTTACTGTTGATGTCGGGGTAATACTCGGTGTAGGAGTTGGGGTAACATCTGATGGTGGTGCTTTATAGACATTCATCACAGAACCCCATACCTGAACTGGTTGCTTTGAACCTTTTGGGTAAAGCATACTATTCAAAGAAGGTTGATTAATTGGTTGGTGTGGGTTTGGACTATATGGTCTGATTGGCATATTGATAAATATAATTCGGCTAATGAAAATGGGGAGATTTTAACCTCCCCAAATTTCAAGGTTTTTATTACGATTGGAAAGTAAATCCACCAGCGGTGAATACTGCTGCAATCGTTGTAGTAACTAACACTTCTCTGATTGAAGTTGGTTCTCCACCAGTCATTGTGATTGCTGTTGCTCCGTTCAAATCTGTGTAAGCCTGACCTGAATTCAAAGAACCTGCAGTAACCAATAGACCATTGTCCAAACCTACCAACCAGTATCTGTTGTTGTTATCTTCTACCAATGCGTAGATTGAGTTTTGAGAAACCAAGTCTACGAAGGTATTTCTAAGTGAATTTTGTAACTTTGGTAAGTTAACCACAATCTCAGGTTGGAATGTTACCGACTGAGAAGTTGTGTTGATGCCCAAAGTTTCACTTAACGAACTTGATTGTTTTGGTAATTCAAATTGGAACCAAGTACCAGTTCCGCCGATAGCAGAAACTTCATTGTTAGTGATTGTGTAACCACTAATTGTACTTCCTGAACCACCTAAAATCCACATTGAACGTAAACCACCTGTTGAAGCGGTACGACAATCAAGTGTATATCCTGTTGTTATAAAACATGCTGCCATAATTTTCTATTTCTTAAAAGTTAATAGTTTATGGATTAAGATTTACAAACACAGAATGATGCTGGGTCAAATATACCTAATCCGTAAGTTACGTGTGCCTGGATTTTTACGATATCCTCAAAAGGGTCGTAGATTGATTTCACAGTCATGATTTCGTTGTTCATACCAACCATGTAGTATCCTGAAGCACCTGCGTAGTAAGCGTTAACACCATCCAAACCTACAGTTGGGATAACTTTAACGTTAGTACCTGGTAACATCAATACCCAGTCTTGACCTGAAGTAGTACCAGCAGTGTCCATTGTGAACAAGTTCACGAATGAGTTGTTTCTCATAGAAGCAACCAAACCTCTGTAGTTAGCGTAAGAACAGAAGATAGTTAAATCGTCTCTGTGTAATACGTTAGCAGGGATGTTTTGGTAGATAGTAGTGAATACATCCAAACCATTTGATGGAGTTGCTGCTGAGTAAGCGATTTGTGTAGCACCGTTACCTGAGGTAATCAACGCACCAACACCGTTGAAACAAGCACTGTTGTAGATTGTACCACCAGTTGCAACTGTGTTCTGCCAAAGTTGTTTTTCAACTTGGTTTGCGATTCTGTTTGAAATATCTGTCAAGATAACTTCTTCAAATGGAACTGTCTCTTGGAAGTTAGCATTTGTTAAAGATTGAGACAAATAAGTATCATACAAATCGTATGGACATAATTGTTGGTTCACTTTTTTATTACATAAGTCAACTGTTACCAATTCTTGGTAAGTTGTACCAGTAGGGTCAAATCCGCAAGACAAGTCTTGAAGAATAACATCGTTTTCCAACCAACCAACTTTTTCAGTTGTACCTTTCAAATTTGGTCTGATTGTAGCATATTTTGGTAAAGTCAATCCCAAGATTGCTTTAATCAACATATCTGAACCATATGAGTTGTAAGTTGGAAGAGCCGTTAAATCGTAGTTAAACGATAATTTTTTCTTGTTTTCCATTTTATTTAATTTTTGTTTTATTTTATTTTCTTAATGACTTAATAATTTCTAATTTCTTATCAGCAACTGACTCTTTGAAATCAGCAAAAGATTCTGTGTAGGTTTTCTTTTCTTCTACAGCCTTTCTTTCTGGTAATTTTTTGAAACTATCAAAATCGGTTTTTAATGAGTTTAACTCAGTTTTGAACTTTCCGTTCATTGAATCAACCAAAGCCAATAATTGACTCATAGATTCTTTAATGTCGTTAATGTCTTTTGAAAAGTCAGAACTCATCATTGCTGGTTTCATCATGTCTTCAGAATCTTCTTCTTCAACATTTTCTCTTTCAGTGATGACACCATCTTTAACTTGAATTCTAATTTTGTTTTCATTACCACTCTCGTCTTTCAACACCACTTGTTTTTCACCATCAGGACAAGGTTCTTTTGAACCATCTTCTTTAACTGTGTAAACTTTTTCACCTACATCAAATGTGTTTGATTCCAAGATTTGACCCTGAGCGTCTCTAGCCTCAGTATATTCCATAAGGGATTTATCCTCTGTGTTTACCTCTGATTTCATTTCTTTGTCTTTTGATGCGATTGCGATGATTGTTGATTCTCCATCCAAAGTAACAAGAAAACCATCTCTGGTTTCGTGTGAACCTTCAGGTGCAGGTACAAGAGTGCCTTCCTTTACAATAAAAAGAGTCTGACCTACTTCCAATTCTGAATCAGAATTGTTTGTAACCTCAGTTGTTCCATCAACCAAAAATGTTGATGTGAAATTTTCTTTCTTGAATTGTAAACCTAACAATTTAACGATACTGTTAATTGCTTCCGTAGCATTCATAATTTTTAATCGGTTATTTTATTTAATATGTTTATGATTTCTTGTAATAAATATTCGTCATTTTTTAGACGGGAAAAATTGGTGATGAAATTACCTTCAACACTGAATCCTTTTACCTTGCCTGTTTTGATGAAATTATTCCAAATGTTATCTCCTTCTTTTGTATCCAACACTTTGAACCCACCCATCCAAGTACCATCAGGAATACTATCCCTGTTGAAACCTAATTGATATGCTTTATCTGATTTACCAGAAACTAACCAAGACTCAACCATTACAACATCAGACATTTTTTCTTCTGTATGTTCGTAGTTGGTTTTATCCATCCTCTTTTCAATCATATAAAGATTTTGAATTTTTTCTATAACTTGAGGTGTGAATTTAACATAATACTTTTCATTACTAACTTCATCCATTCTTGGTATTAACATGTTTGGAATCATCAATGGAGAATATACCATCCTCTTTTCAGTATCTGCTTTGAACATTTCTTTTGACATTCCTTGAGAAACAATGTAAGCCACCTCAGACTTTCGTTTTGTTTCTTCAGAATAATATCCGTTATTTGGCATTGATTTAGGTGCTGTTCCTGCCAGTCCTTCAGCCATGCCTTGGTCAGCAAGTACATCACCTTGAGCAATATACTTTCTCCAAGCATGAACACAATTTGGTCCACCTTTATACAACCATTTTGAGTATGGTTGACCTTCATGACCAAACTCAATATTTGTATCCCTTAAAACATCTATTTCAACTCTACGAAAATATCTACCTTCAATTGACATACAGAAATCTCTGTCAGGAGAACCAGATAAAACTCTTTCATATTTGAAATAATTTGTTGGGTTTTTATGATTTAATTTCTTAACTTCGTCTGCTGTTCTACCTCTCATTGCTCCAACAACTGCTTCAAACTTTTGTAAGTCAGTTCTTCTTAAATAAGTTAATAAGTTTTTTACTTCCAACTCTTCCTCAGAATAATTGTATTCCACAGGTTCACAAGTAAAACAAAACTGTTGACCCACTCTTCCAAGTTCATCAATAACATCTTCATTGTTATCGTAGTGTCTATCAATTCTCAAGTTTTTAACCTTTTGAACTTTTAATCTGTTTGAACCAGTAGCAAATATTCTATCATGTGGAATACCCAATTCATCCGCTATTGGATAGATTCCTTCTTTTGAACCTCTTGCTGAAATGATATACACCTCAGAACCACTTCTAATTTCCCCCATGGCAAGTCCACGACCCTTTGGAGTATTCAAGGTATCATCATAATCAAATGAGACCTTCTCACCCTTTGCAAAATCCTCAGACTCACTTTGACAAATGGCGTATGCTTGGTCAGAGTCATAACCTTCATTTTTAATTAGGTATGCTGTACAACGGGAAACATATGCTTTTTTATCTTCACCTGGTTCTCTTTCAACAAATAATACAGGTTTAATTAACATATCATTACTTGTATCACCACTTGGATAATTTACATAACCAGGTAATGTTGGAGCATAATCCATCTCTTCTTTTTTACCTGACTTTGGATGTTTCTCAGGTAATAAATCGTAATCTGTTGTATATTTTGGATTTTCAGGTCTACCATTTTTTAACAAGTAAAGAAACGCATTTACACGAGCATATGCCCATTGTTCTGCTGATTTTACTTGAGGGGAGTGAGATGTATTGAACGCTCCTAATCCTCTTTGGAATACAGATTTTAATGCTCCCAATGTAGCATTTCCATTTTTGGTATTTGATTCTTTTTCGTTGAAATCATCAACCTTTCCCTGTAATGTTTTTTCTTGTTCCGCTGTAACCTTGGCTCCTCTTTTTCCACTTGCATCACCCTTTGCTGAACCTTCACCTTCAGGGTTTTTATTTGGTGTATCTGATTTTGGTGCTTTATCACTTTCTTTAATTCCACCTCTTGGACCTACTTCAGCCATTTTTTCTTTTGACTTTCTAATCTGTTCCAACTTTCTTTCAGCCCAATCAACACCAGCATCACCACCCCATGCATCCCAAGCAATACCACCACAACCTTCACTATACGGAACATCTTTGTGTTGTTGATGTCTTCTAAATGCTGACATACGAGCAATTGTTTCTTCAGTTATATTCTCACGATTACATAATTGATTCGCTCTATTTTTACCTTCGGCTTGGAGACAACTTCCCCAACCATTCTCTTCAGCCCATTTGACAGCCCTACAAGCATTTGTTGTTGCCGCTTGTGGATAATCATTATACGACTCAAATTCTTGTTTTTCAAAATAGATAAAATCCTGCTCAATCGCAGGCATTTCAACCATCGCTATTTCTTCAACTCGTGTATCACCAGTTAAGGTTCCTTCAATATCTAAATCTATTACTCGTAACATTTCTATAAATACTTTTTAATTATAAGGACGCAAGTTCACTCAATCTTCTGTTGATTGCTTGACCACTTGTTATTTCTGAGTTCAAGACATACGCTCTTATAGGTTCATTTTTTGTTTTTGCTATTGCTTGCATTAATCTTTCTTCCATCAATCCGTTCTGTGTGCTGTTTGTAATTGCTCTACCACCACCCATTTGGTTAATTGAAGATAATAAACTTCCATACTGAACTGTAGATACTTTGTTGATAACAGATTCACCACCTTCAAGGTTGTATCCTCCACCAACCATAACTCCACCGTTCTCATGTGATGCACCGAATATCATACCTCCACCAGCCATTGACCTTGCTTGTTCAATTTGTTGTTGAATTAAAGCGACTTGTGCTGCCGCAACACCCGCAACAATTCCTGTTTGAATTACGTTAAATGGTGGTAATAATTCCTGTGCTGCGATGATTGCTGATGCGGCACTTGCTATCGCTTGTAGTTTTTGAGCCTGTAATGATTTGATTGTTGCTTCTTTTTCAATTTGAGCCTTTTGGATTTCATATTGTTTTGTTAATTCCAATCTTTTTTGATTTGCTTCTTCTGTATCACCAACAACTGTGGTTAATGATTCATTAAACGACCTTTCCAACATCTTCAAATCCATAGCAATCTTCTGTTGAATTAATGATGATGTTTCACCAATTAAATCATTAAACATGTCAAATGCTTGTTGTAATGTGTCTAAGGTTTTTTTTCTTGCTTCCGCCTTTTCATCTTCAGCCTCTTTGGTTTTTTCTACTTCTTTCTTTAAGAATTTCTCTAATAGAATTAATCTTTCTTCATAAGATAAAGTTGAAATATCAATTTTTTGATTTGCTAATTCTGTTTCTAATAAAACTAACGCATCTTTATATTTTACATCTTCTTCAAAGTTTCTGGTTCTAATCTTATCCTGTAAAGTTTTTAACTCTTCTTCTTTTCTTAAAACCAAAGGTATAAATACGCTGTCGTATTCTTTGGCAATTTCTTCAGCATTTTGGATGATAAAACCTTTTCTTGCCTCAGGAGCCAGTTCTCTTAATTTCGCATTTAATATATCAATTTGAGTAGCAGTTTTTCTAACACCATCTTCAAACTTAAGAATCTCAATACCTTGTTTTTGTAAGTTTTGAAATGCCGCTTGACCTGATTCTTCAAATGATTTGAATAGTTCAACCAACTGTTCAGCACCACCTTTTTGGGCTTCAATGTTTTTAATTCTTTGAGCATTTGCCGCTTTTTCAGCAGCCACAAATGATTTTACAAATTCTTTTTCACTATCCTGAATACTTTTTAATGCTGAGGCTTTAGCCTTGTTAATTTCTTCTTCAGTTCTTTTATATGGGTCAGTTAATATTTCTCCTGTTGCAAGAGCAAAATCAACTAAATTTTTTTCCCATTTTTTTGTTTCAAATACTGGTGAAATTTGAACAAATTTTTGTAATGACTTTGTTAAGTCCTCATAAATTAATTCAAGATTTGATAATTGATTTAATTGGTCTTGGTTGAAATACTTACCAGATTCCAATCTAACTTCTTCAATTGTCTTTCTATAGTCTTCAAGTGATTTGGTAAGATTTTGTTGTATTGCTGTTCTATCATCACCCTTTTTTAATGAATCAAATAATCCCTCACCTGCCTTGGTTGCTTTCAAAAATGCTTGACCAACTTCATCTTCAAGTCCGACAAGTTCCATTTGAGTTTCATTATAAAGTTCTGAAACTGATTTTAGTTTTCTAATAACCTCAACCAACGCTTCAGATTTACCAACTCTATCTTCCAAGTTAGCCAAAATTGTTGCATCAGGTCCTTCAAGTGAGAACGTTTGGAATAATAATTTTGATTGTAAATCAACTTGTTTCGCTAAAGCATCAACCAATCCTTCCAATTGTTTTTTTCTATTTGCTTCAGCCTGAGTTGCTTTCTCAGTAGACGCTTTACTATTTTTCTTGGTTTTGTCGGCTTGACCTTCCAATGTAACAATTTGTTTGGTTATGTTAGCCAAATCTTTTTTGGTGGCAACAGAACCTTTTTCTAATCTATCAATTTCTTTTTGATTTTTGTTTCCAACATCAATACCATAATATACTTTTAATAAACCATTTCTAACACCTTCCCAAAAAGTTACTTCTTTTAAGGTTTCAATTTCTTTTAATCTGGCATCATCTTGAGCCTTAATTCTTTTTTCTGCTTCTTGAACCAAGAAATTTTCAATTGCTTTTTGTTCTGCTCTTAATCCAATTAACTGAATTTCACGTTCAATGGCAACATTTAATAAACCCTGACTTTCTGCCTCTTCTAATGTCAAATCAGAAAGTTCTGGTACCAACTTCTTTAATTGTTCGTATGCTCCATAACGAGCATCTAAAGAAGAATTATTATCTTTGATTATTGAAGTAAGAATCTGTATCTTTGTAATCTCAGTTTCAGTTTGAGCAACACCTTCGTTTCTTAATTCATTTAATGTTTTTGTTTTAACAATTTCTTTGTCTTGTTCTTTACCAAAGGCAACGAATAAAGTAACCAAAAGTCCCAATGCTGAAACAAGAGCAAGAATTGGATTTGCCGCTATGGCAGTATAAAGAGCAACTTGGGCTCTTGTTAATAAAGTTGTAGCACCTGCGGCAGCCCCTGTTGCGACAGTATTAGCAGCCTGAGCACCTGTATTAAGGTTTGCTTCAATTGTTCCCTGAGCCGTAGCCGTTGAGTTGGCTTGGGTAACAGTTGTGTTTACCGCCTCTGCTGTTGTGTTTGCGGCAAAGGCTGTAGTTGATGCATCCAATGACGCAACCTCGGCAAGGTTTGCTGCCCTACTAAGTTCGTTAGCCTTGGCTGCGGCTCTTTCAGCGATAGTACGTAATACAAGTTGAGCACCCAATTTAACCTCAGCGATACCCCTTGCAGATAAAGCCAATGTTAACAAGTTTGATGCTGCCGTTGCGGCTTTTTGTACTTCTTCACTCTCATTTCCAAACAAAGATACAGCCGCTGTAGCAGCCGCAAAAGATGATGCAATACCTTGACCTAATTTACCAATACCTTCAATCTCACGTTCTTTTGTAAGACGTTTTGTTGATTGAATCAATCCCAACATTTGAGATTCTGCAAGACCAATTTCAGATGATAATTTCTTAAATTGAGCAGAACCAATCTCTATACCTTTAAGGTCTTCACGAGCCTTTTTAATTTCATTTTCAAATGTTTTAATATCGGAAATAACCGTATCTACGCCATTCAATTGTATTTTAATACCAATAGTTTTTTCAGCCATCTTTTAACAATTTTGTTGTAGGAGAGTTCCTACGCTATTTATTACAACATAAGTATCCGTTTCACCAGTGTATCTGACGTATGTTCCTTGATTTACAGGTATGTATTCAGTTCCTGTATCATAATATACTTGTTGGTTATTACTCAATCCTGAAACACCAAATGTTATTAAAGTAACGGTAGATGCTGAACCAAGACATACAGGAGATATTGTTGTTCCTGTGTAACATCCAATATTATAAGCAGTACTTATACCAGGATACGGTGCGTTTGGTTCAATCGTATAATATGGTGCTGGTGGAGTTACTTTATAATAACCACCCAATTCTTTAATTAAAGAACACTCAGTTAATTTATTATCCGTTAAATCTGCTTCATTAATTTTCTCAATTCTATAGAAACTATCTTTAACATAAATTTTATCAGTCAATTTTGTTTCATAGATGTCCAAAGGTCTCAATAAGAATCTACCTGTCAATCTTCTTGTTTCTGAAGAATAGATGTTCTCAACATAATCTTCCCAAAACACATTGTATAAATTGTATGGTGTAAATTGAACTGGTAAATTATTGTAATTACCGAAGAAATCCCAAGTTGAAGCAAAGTTCAAATCTGAAACCAAATCAGGAATTTGAATATCCAATGAACTTAAATGTGATACACATGGGTAAGTTGTTTGCTCAATCTGTGTAGTTCCTGATGACAGATACCAAGAACCTTGAACTTGTTTGAACTTATCTTTGTAAGCGTATCTATTTCCAACCCAAAAGAACAAATGGTTTTTACTTGAATAAGGTTGTAATTGTGGTAGCAATTCCCTATAAACAGCAGGAATAATGAAATTGTCTGCTCCATTTACAACTGTTGTAGGAAGTGCGGCAAATGGTAATGAATAGTCCTGTTCACCAGTAAACAAATTACTACTTGATGTGAATTTATATCTACCATAAACGTAGTTGTTTGTATCCTCAAATAACTTATTTAAGTACTCTTCTGAACCTTTATCATAGGTAAAATTCAGTATCTTTGGTAATTCAAATGACAATGGTTCAACTCTGAATGTTGAGTTAAGGTCCAATCGTTTTGTCCAATCTACCTCAGCCCTTTCAGGTTCATTATAATACCAGTTAAATGGTGTTATTTTGATTGCTCTGTTTGTTTCGTTCTGAACCAATACCAAATTGAATAGGGTTATTAATCCTTTAATGAAATCAATACAGTTGGTTGCAGGAAGTCCCAATCTAATATCTACCAATTGAGTACCAGCAAGTGTTGGTGATGTGTATAAATCCCACATTGGAGCAGGTGAAGTAATAGTAAAACTATCATACCCTGTAATTCTTAAATCAGTTCCACCCACATTTTTGTTAACTTGAATTCCAACAGAAACAATATCACCAGCATCCAAACTTACTGTTGGAAACCAGTTAATTGATGCCTGTGTACCACAAGTTGGTAATTGGTATGTGTCAGTGGTTGCTATGGTTACAGCATCACTCAAATCAGTTTTTCTACCTTTCTTCATAACAACTTGGAAGTAGACATCACCAACACAATTGTTATTATCATCATAATTGAATCTGATGTTAAATGAGTATTGACCACCATAAGGTGTTGCAAAGTATGAGTAACCAGGTTGATTACCAGGATTTATTGAATTGTATGGTAATGCTTCGTTAAAGTTATTCAACGGGTCATAACCATCAGGTAATAGGTTGTTAAATAATAGTTGGATATTTCCTGAAGCATTATTGTAAACAACAGATGAGTTTGTATAAATCTTAAAGATGTTTTGGTTTGATACTCCTGATGCAACATCAACACCTAATTTTCCATTAACAAATGTATCCATATACATTGAACGGAAATAATCTGTTTCAAAAAACTCTGAATCAATTTCATAACCAGTTCTTGCAAATATTCTATCAACAACTTCTTTGACTCTAATTGCTGGTTTCCAAATATTCTCAGGTACTGGTCTTGTTGGACTATCAAATGAACGAGGTTCATCAAATGTGTAAGTCCAAGTTGGAGTATTACCTGTTGTGTAAGTTAACCCATAGTTAATCATTGGGTAAAGAATTTTACCTCCAAATAAACCATCAGTATATGTTGTATTGGCGCTCCAAGATGTTGTGATTGATGAATAGTTCAATTCATGTAATAAATCAGTCCAATCTAAATCTTGGAGTGTGATGTTTCTAATTTCTGATGCAAAATCTCCAATATCACCCAAGATATAAACTTCATAGTCAACATAATTTGGATTATTGATTACAGCAGAAAGACGCATGTATCCCACAAATATATCTGTTCCACGATATTGAACCACACAATCTACTTTTTGTAATGGGTTGAAATCAACACCATTAACCTCAAAATAATGTTCCAAGATATTAGCATTATTATCGGTATTTGGTATTACAAATTGTTTTGAATAAGATGATTTTCTACCATCCAAAATTGTGGTATCAACCTCTTGTATAACAACAGTAATTGGAATATCTTCGTAGATATCCAATCTGTTCCAAACATTATTCAAATAGACAAGTAGCGTAGTATCCATATTAGAATCCTATTAGTGAGATATTGTTTGAGTAAACGTAAGTTAATTCAATGTTTGTGATTTCTCTATTTCCTTTGTTCTTGATACTAAATTCAGTGTTAACAACAACAATCGGTCTTAAACCTCCATCAGGGGTAATCTCATAAACTTGATTTGATGTGTATAATTCTTGAAGATACATAAAGTCTGGTTGATTCAAAAATCCTGAATTGATAATGTGAACTTCAGACATCGTAACATCAAATTCAGCAAGTCCATATCCCCATTGTTGTTTTGATGGATTTGCAGCACCCCAATCAACATCATATTGATTGTAGTTTTGTCTATCAATTTCAAGACCTTCAATCTTGGATGCTGTAAATGTATAATAGTCAAAATGACCATAACGGTTTTGCCACATTAATTGTAGTTGTTGATTTCCTGAACGATTACAAATCGTTTCAACATTGAATGTAAAAACCTCAGAAACAGGAGTATATCCTGAACAATTTCCTAAGGTATAAGTTGTAGGTACTGGATTAGGTATATTTGCCATAGTTTAACAAGGTCCTGCGTAAGTTATATTTGTGTAAGATGAACCAGATGTTACAACAAATGAACCAACATAACCACATTGATATGAGATTTCTGATGGTGCTAAATTATAAGTTATTGGGGTTCCATCACAGAATGTCCAAGTAACGGTTGCTCCTGATGTTGCCGATGTGTTTTCAAGTTCGTATTCACCACACACATTTGGAGTTGATGATGGTGTTGGAGTAGGTGTTGGTGATGGAATCACACAAGGACTATCATAAGTCATAATAATATTTCCTTGAATTGTCCATGAGTTTGTATTACACACACAAACAAAGAATGTCTGTTGTGGGTCAATTACAAGTGTTCTACTGATGTTTGAACAATCTCTGTATGTCAAGATACCCTGAGACTCCAAAGATGCGTTAAACGCTTCGTATGTAAGACAAGGACAACTTACAGGAGTTGATGATGGTGTCGGTGTTGGAGTAGGTGTTGGTTGAATTGGTGATGTTGTACCAGTGAATTTACCAAACAACTGAACCGTATATTGGAATGTGTCGGCAGATATTGAACTCCAAAATGGAAAGTTTGCTGGTCCTGCTGCGACATAAAGTGTATTATAGTTTGTATTTGCTGATGGAATAATTAAAGGTAATGCTGGATAAACATCATTACAATTTGTTCTTGGACCACCACCATTGGTTGTAATGTTATCTGCTGTAACACCAGTAATTAAAACACCACTATCATCATAAAATTTCCATTCAGCATAATATGGTTCAGACAATGTTGAATCATCTAAATAATAGTTTGTGAAAGGTAAGGTATAATATTCTGTTGGTTGAATATTTCTTGTTCTTGGTGAGTTCGTTAAGAACAAACCTGAAGTAGTTGGATTTGATGTTGTTGGACTTCCTGACAATACAAATGGACTCATATTGAAGTCCTGTTGTGTTGCTCTACCGTTAACACCCATTGTAGATTTGAATACTTTCTTCAATGGAGTTGTAAAACTTGGATTTCCTTGAGTATCAGCACTACCTACACCAGTAAATCCTGTTACAGAGCCCAATGGAGTTGATGAATACTCATAACCAAAATACACTTGGTAGTTTACAGTTTCATTTAGGTAAGGTGCTGCAAAAGGGAATGTTTGGTGTTGGTATATTTGTGTTGTGTTCCAAAGACCAATTGGGTTGTTTTGACAATATGTCTTCAATACCCTTGAAACATCGGCAAGTCCCACACCAAATGGGTTTGGAGTTGCTTTGGCTGAAAACTCCAATGTACCATTAACATACACATCGTATGTATATCTAAATTTATAAACACCAGTTGTATCTGCTGAAACGGTGTAAAATATTCCATCAGTAAGAACTGGTTGAAATGAAGGTGGTTCGTGAATAATTGATATGCTCATCCTACTATAATTCTATTTTCATTTATTGCGTTTTGGAAAAAGGCTGCTGCGGCATCTCCTAATTTAGGTAATATTTTAGGTAAAACATCAGCAATTGCTCCATCTATAAATGGTGTTCCTCCAAAACCATATGTGGCTATTGAACGAGCAATTAAGAATGCTCTACTTTCGTTGGAGATAAATCTACCTTTTTTATCTCTAAATTGTGGAACTGATTTTTTAACTCTTGCCCAATTTCTAATAACATTTAGTGGTGGGTATCTACCAGGTCTTCTACCTTGTTCTACAAAGTAGTAGTAGTCAGGCATTTCAACAATCAATTCAGGTTGTCCTTCAAAGTCTGAATCAACCCAGTAAACGTTGATATTTCTTAGCAAATTACCACTAGCAACAGGTGGTGATGGTGGAACAGGTCTACCATTAACTGTCTTTTGTTGACCAGCATAAGTACGCACGGGTCTTGGAATCTGTAGTTGAGTAACCAGAGACTTCTTTAACATTGCCGCTATTTCTGCTAGTATCTGTTCTTCCATTAGTCGTAATAATCACAAGCATCAATGTATTCAAAAACAACAATTGGTATATCAATTGAAATTCCCCCTACGTAGTCATTAAACCTTTCCAAATAAGGTAATCCAACAATAGGTAAAGTTGTATCCATCTTATCATAAAGATTTGGTGTTTGATTCATACCTCTGACTATGTAAGATATAAATCTTTTGGCTTGAATGGACATATCAGATATTACATCAATCTGATTTGACATATCATCATTAATTCTATCAGCAAAAATGATTGATAGATTATATGTGGTTGTATTTTCATCACATGTAACCAATTGAGGTGATACAAACATAAATGGATAAGTTGGTGTCATACCTGACCCAACATTTCCAAAATCAACAATGTTTCCATACCCAAATGAGTTTAGACCAACACCCACTTGAGATTGTTGGTAATCTTTTAGATTCTGAATTATTTTATGATATGATACGTATTGTTCCATTTTTATTTAATTATTTTTTAACATGAACCTATATCAACAATAGTTCTTCCAAATGCTGCTGCGCCAGTCATAGCAGGTGGAATTGGGTAGTTTCTAGCACAGAATGTATAATCAGTTGGGATTGGTTGATTAGTCCAACCATCAATTAGACCATCACTACATCTTCTCCAAGAAACACTACCTAATGTACCACTATTAGTTCCTGTTATTTGATATGTTCTACAAGCAAATGGGGTTACAGTTGGAGTAGGTGTCTGTGTTGGTGTTTTTGTCGGTGTTACCGTTGGGGTTACAGTTCTTGTTGGAGTGTTTGTTGGTGTTTGTGTTGGTGTTGCTGTTGGAGTACAGAAAGACATCTGTGGTTGGAAATCATACTTTTGTACCCAACTTGAAGCATTTGTAATTCCTGTAATTTCAAAATAATTGGTATAATTACAATCAGTTGTAACAGTTGTTGCTGATGTAATTGTATAACCTGATATACCCTGTGGATTAGGACCTGATACACTACCTTTAACAGTAAGTGTATTAATTGAACCAAAATTGTTTGGATATACATAAGTAAATGGACCTGGTCTTGTCCAACCTCTATTACTAAATAATGTGAATAAAGTTGTTCCTCCGCTATAATAAGAACTGACATTATTAGTTGCACCTGCTTGTATATTACCAGGCCAAGCGTAATACCAATTATCAAATTCCATATAGTTTTTATGGTAGTTAGCGGAATCAAATAATGCGTCAAATCCCCACTTGGTTTTTAAATAATCAATTACTTGTTGTCTTTCTGATTGACTTAATACTCTATTATAAACCAATAATTCATAGAAATCACCTTTGTTGTTTGTTGCTGCTGTTGGATGTGTTATTGATGCTCCAGCAACTACACTACCATTGATTGTAAACGCTGATAATGGAACGGTACAAGATGATATTGTTATACCTGATGCGGCAGTTAAGGTACCCTGAGTATTAGTTGGTGTATCATTAACATTCCACTCACCATATCCAATATGATTATTACCAGGAATTACTACCTCATTCATCCATAAATTTTGATATGCTCCTTGAGCAACCCATTTTGTTGATGTTGCTCCTGATGCTTGGGAAAGGGCAGTCATTCCTTGACCAGCAGCCGTAACACCATTTCCTGGTATTAAAAAGAAATTATTAATAATATTGTTTGTATTCCCAATTGTTGTTTGTTGGCTTGTACCAACGGTTTTATTTTGTAAGTTAATTGATGGTAATTGTGCTACGCTAACATTAAAACCACTGTTTGGAATCCACTGAGTACCAGGATGTAAAACACTAAATACGGTCATACCTGAATTAACAAATATGGCATCTGCTGTATTTCCTGAGTTTGATAACACTGCTCTTGTTGCTGCTGTACTTCCTGACAAGAAACGAATAATATTCAACGATGGATTTAATGTTGAGGCTGTATAAATTGGTCTTGCTGTTCCTGCTGTAGTTCCTGCTAATCCATTTAATACGGTTGTTTTAATACCTTTTGAACGGATTGATGTAACATTTGAACCAGCCAATGTCATTGTTGAAACATCACTTGGGTCAAACCAAAGTTGTAATCCTGACATCACAGGACCTGAACCAGCACCTGAAGGGGTTATAGTTGGAGTAGGTGTTTGTGTTGATGTGTTTGTTGGTGTAGGAGTTGGACATGATGGTGGATACGCCAAGTATGTTGATGAATCCCAAGAACCAACCCCAAGACCTGTTGCTGGATATACAAACAATCCACTTGTAAGTGAATTAGATTGTATTTTACGACCAGGTATTCCAAAATTATTTGTGTTATACCAACCAAGAGGTGTTGAAACATTAAATCCAAATACAATATTTCTTGTTCCACCTGTTATATCATATCTAACATAGTAATTTCCATCAGGAGCAACACCAGGAATCCATGATGATGGACCAATACCACCATCCCAATAACCATAACTATTAAAGTCATAAGTTCCATTATAGTTGGCATCACCAGAATTACTTTCAATAATCTGTTGAGGACACAAAGCGTTTGGTGTTGCGGTAACACTTGGTGTTAAAGTATTTGTAGGTGTTATTGTTGGTGTAGATGTAACGGTAGGGGTTGGAGCCTCAGTACTTGTTGGTGTAGGAGTGTTAGTAGGTGTTTCAGTGTTAGTAGGTGTAACGGTCTGTGTTGGAGTATTTGTAGGCGTTTCTGTAGGAGTCTGAGTTGGAGTGTTTGTAGGAGTCTCGGTTGGTGTTTGCGTCACCGTTGGAGTAGGTGTTTCACTACTTGTTGGCGTTATTGTAGGGGTAACAGTAGATGTCACCGTTGGAGTATTCGTTGGGGTATTTGTAGGCGTTTCAGTTGGGGTCACAGTGGATGTTACCGTTGGTGTCGGGGTCTCAGTACTTGTAGGAGTAAGAGTTAATGTTGGGGTCTGAGTGACAGTTGGGGTGATACTTGGTGTGATACTAACAGTTGGGGTAATGGTTGGTGTGACTGTATTTGTTGGAGTAATACTTGGAGTTGGTGATGGTGGAATGTAATAATTACAAGCATTGATATCTTCAAAAATTGTAACCTCAATATCCAAAGAAATACCTCCAACATAATCATTAAATCTTTCCATAAATGGAAGACCTGTAATTGGAAGATTTGAATCCATTTTGTTATACAAATCAGGATTTTGATTCATTCCACGTTTGATAAAAGAAACGAATCTCTTCATCTGAATTGACATGTCTGATACAACATCAACCTGATTGGTCATATCATCGTTTATACGGTCCGCAAATAGGATTTGGAACGTATATGTTGTGGTGTTCATATCATAAGAAACATTGGTTGGGTTAACAAACATCAAAGGATACACGGTTGTTGACCCTGATTGGTTCATTGAGAACTCATAAATGTTACCATGACCAAAGGAATTTAACCCAATACCTGTTTGGGAAACCTGATAATCTTGGAAATTCTGTAAGATTTTATGATATGAAACGTACTCTTCCATTATTTTTTCAATTGTCTTTCCATTTTTCTTATTTCTTCTTGCTCCTTGTCATGTCTTTCCTTCAATAAAGCAGCAACATTTAGACATAAATACATGGGAATATCGTCCATTTGTTGTACCTTTGTTATATCTTCGCCCGCAAGTTGGTATGTGAGATTAAAATAGAATCTAACGGTATTCTCTTTTGAAGCCATTTCGGTAGAATCTCCCACCCCTTCATCGTCATCTTGTTTACTTTGTTCGTCAATACCAAAGAATTCTTTATATTGGTGGTGTACAGCGTTGATGTTAGCAAAAAAAAACTAGCAACTCCAAACCAGTATAATATCGGCAAGTCCTTGAATTGTATTGCCCTGTCCTCAATCTCCTCAGATTTGTATTTCTCAATCTTGTATTTCCCTTTCTTATCCCTTGATACAACTGGTCTATACAATGTGGACATAATCAAATGAATTGACTCTTCAATGTTCTGTGATGAATACACCTGTAAATCAACCCATGCTCCCCAAGACAATTTGGACCAATCATTCTCCAATCCATACTCAATCCCGTTGAATTCAAATGTTTGATACATCTCGTCCTTTGAGAAGTCCTTGCTCATTTCATTTGTGATGTAGTCCTCAACCATCTTAACTTGGTTCAATGGCAAGTCCCTTAATTCATCCACAGAGATATTCAAATATAACGATAATAACTCAGCAGCATTTGTTTTATAGATGTCTTGTTTCTTAATAAACTTTTGATACTGACCTATTGTCATGTGAGGTGATACTTTAATCACCTTATCTTCCATTACCACTTCTATCATACTATTGTAATTTTTCCTGTTCTTTTATTTAATTCTGATTCCAACACATAACGGATGGCATCAATGGCGTGGTTGTTGTCATCCTCTGGTACATCAAGCAAGTTCCCGTCCTTATCTTCCCTATAACGATAAGATGAAAACTCGTTAATGATGTTCTTTGAATCTTTTGTAATATACACATGATGTCTACGAATTAAATCTAAACCATGAAGAATTGTTTTCTTACTAACTGGTTTAATATTGAATCTATTTCGTTTAACCTCCTCAATGTTCTGTGGTAATGCTGAATCTGCCCATATGTTCTCCACCCTTGAAATCTTCATCTTTTCCATTTGGTAGATAATATCAGGAACGGTCATTCCCTTCACATACATTATCTCCTTCAAATATAACTCATCACCATTTTTATAAACGTTGACAAGCGCTGTGGGGTCATTAAATCCCCAGTCAATTCCCATACCCAATAACTTGATTCCACGTGGAACCTCATCAATGATATTGAATTTATTGAATACCAACTGTTGTGGTAAACCCCTCTCACCCATCGCATATATTCTATAAAGGTTTTCATCTTTGTCTTTTAATGATTCAAGTTCCTTAATGATGTTCTTATCAACAAAGGGATTATCCCTCCATGTTGTTTTGAATGAATAACAATCATCCCTATCTTCCAA